CAGACGTCAAGGGGACCTTTCGGACCCTTTTTATGGTCGCACGTGGTGAATCGCCAGCGTTCACGTGTGCACGAGAAACCACTCAGCTCTTTTCCGAGTTGAAGGGTGTCTTGGAACTTTTCGCGTCCGACTCCTGTGGTCGAACGGTCAAGTTTCCTACACCCCGATGTCTTCGGAAGCTGAATGGTCCTCTCAATGTAAAGGAGGTTAAGGAGTTTTCGGTGGGACTCCTTGAGAACCCGGTTTCCACCCATCCCTGGTGGGAGAGTTGGCATCGGTTAGGTGCGCCTGCGCGTCTTACCGTTGCCAGTTCTCTCTTTCTCTTTCGGAAAACCTTGCCGGTCCCGCCGGCGCACCCTTCTCTTCAACGTGGACGCATAACTGCCCCTCCGCCGGAACTTCCTCTTGGCTACCTGACGCATGTCAGGTCGGTTATTGATGCGGAGTTTCCGGTTGGTTGGGACCGTGGCTATGCGGGGTACGTTGGAAGGTCTGTGCCGTCCATCTCATCCTGTCTCGAGTCTTCGCGCGCCAATGGTGGCGCTAGAGGCCTTTGTCGAGATCGCCAGGCTTATATCGATTCGTGCATTGACGGTAGTTTTGTCGTCCCTCGGGACGTCGCCTACTGCAATGTCGAACTCGATGGTAAGTCTCGTGGCGTGACAATCTCCTCTGCCCATTGCGACTCTTTACGTCCGTTGCACAAGATGATCTACGACCAGATTTCCCGCTCCCCTTGGCTTCTTCGTGGTGAAGCCGGACCGGGTTGTTTTAAGCAGTTTTCGCGAAAACAAGGTGAGGTGTTTGTCTCAGGCGACTACGAGTCCGCCACCGACAACCTTTCCTTAGAAGTGGCTGAAGTCATGCTTCACCGGATGTTCATGTCCTCTCGCTACCTTCCCTGTGGCCTTTTTGATCAGGCTTTGGCCTCTCTTAGAGCGCGGGTTTGGTATGACGATTTGAACGTTCCGGTTGAGCAGACAAGGGGGCAGTTAATGGGTAGCTTCTTGAGCTTTCCCCTTCTCTGTCTCCAGAACTACGCTGCGTTTCGTTGGGTCTTCCCGGCCTCTGTGCCGGTGAAGATAAACGGTGACGACATCGTGTTTCGCTCTTCTGAGGATGGTTGGCGGCGGTGGTCGGACTCTGTTGGTCGCCTTGGGCTTACCCTTTCCCTTGGCAAGACGATGGTTTCTTCTAGGTATTTTTCTCTGAATAGTACCTTTTTTGAATCTCGTCGCCATGGTCGGGGCGCGCGTCTCATCCCTGTTCTCCGCTCTGCCTGCTTCGGTAGGCAACTAAAGAATGTGAATTCCCTTCGTGGGTCTTTGCGGACTTTTTGCCGCGGTTTTAAGGGTGAGTCCTTAGTGGCGGCTCAGGCCATGTTTTTGCGGAGATTTCGTAGGGTCATCCAGTTCAGCGGTCGCAGTTGCGTTCGCGGACTCGGGATGAGGGTTGAGGTTGAGGCACTTCGTCGTTCAGGTCTTTTTAGGCGGGAGCTGTGGTACCTTGATCGCTTTGATCGAGAGTTACCACTGCCTCCCATTCCCGAGAAGATTCTTTGGACGAGGGTGCCGCGGGATTGGCACCGCGTGCCTTGGGGTCGCTCCGCCCGGGTCCGTCGTCGCCAGCGTGTTGCGTGTGCTCCTCTTTTTGAGTTGCTCACTGACATGGCCTGGCGCGACCCGGGTGAGAGGATTGGCAAGAGGGAGTACTGGACCGAGTTGTCCCGTACAGGTTACGAATGTGCTCGGAGTTGGGAGAGGTCCCTTCGGGGTCGCCTCTTTGGCTCCTTGCGCGTTGTTCGTCCCCTGTTGGGCTCTCGGGCCAGGCGCGTCCTTTACCCTGAGGCAGGTGCGGTTAGGGAGGGGGGGTTGGTTTGGGCTCCGCGCCCAGTGGTTGTCCGGGTCCTCGAAGACCCCGGTGAGTCCTTCTATCGACGCGGGACGGTCAGCTTTAGGGCTGTACCGCCTCCGATAGACTTAGACCCAACCGAAGTCTTCGAGGCTTCCGCCGATTTGAGGCTCTTGTGCACTCGTTAGAGTTTGCCGCGAGCGGTTGAGAGGAGGCACCGGGCTTTTTGTCGCCCCTGTGCAGGTCCAGGCGAAAGGTAGGACGTGTGGAGCGCCGACGTCTAGGCGACACGTAACCCCCGAGTAGAAATCTCGAGTAGTTATTGCGGGAAGCTCCCCGGTGCAAGTTGCGTGGCCACCAGTGCCTGCAACCCTGACGGGTAGGAAGCTTGTTGTTAAGGGTGACCCCCGACGATGCGCGCTCCGGTAACAACGGTTCGACCGTTGCTCTGGAAGGAGTGTGGTAGTCGACCACGGTTTAACGTGGTAACTTGCAATTAAGTTTCGTAAAGGGACCGTGAAACCCACGGCTTTATCC